AAACTTGATGTAGTTGGTGATATTAACATTACAGGTGCATTTCGTGTTAATGGTGTTGCTATTGGTACAGGAGGTGGAGGTGGAATTAGTGGTGCTGGAACTGCCAATTACCTAACTAAATGGTCAAGTGGTACATCGGTTACTAATTCTATTGCATTTGATGATGGGACTAACCTTATGGTTGGTGGTACTTCAAGTTTATACAAATTAACAGTACAACCTGCTACTAATATTAACTTTGGTATCGGTAAGGCTACATTAAACTCAACCGATGATTCAATATTTGTGAACTCGGTTAATAATACCTATGGTTCAGTCCCAATGTTATTCAACTCTGCTCACTTTGGATTCTATGTTGGATTCTCGGAGGCAATGAGAATAACTTCATCTAAGATTGTAATGATTGGCACAACAAGTGGTGTTAGTGGTGGAGGTTTATTGCAAGTTAATGGTGATGTAAATATTACAGGTACATTCAAGGTTAATGGTACTGCTATCGGTACGGGTGGTGGTGGAACAGGTAACATTAGTGGTAGTGGTACTGCTACTTATGTTTCAATGTTTACTGCAAGCACTACTATTGGTTCATCAAGTATAGTTACCGAAACATTTGGTGCAGCATCAATGTATTCATTGCTTTGGCTATCAAACAATAGTGTTAATCTTGGATATATTTCATTTGTTTCGAGTGGGATTGAAACGGGGACTATGATTATGAATGTCAAGAAAGCAATCACAGGGGGTTATGGTGATGCAACCTTATTAATTCAATCAAATCGTGTAAAAGTTTCAAATAAATTAAATGTTGGTGATTTAGGAACTGCCGATTTAATAATTGGAGATTTATATGTTGATGCTAATGGATTTGTTAAAAGAGCATCAAGTGCAACATAATTCATAAATATTATTATATTTGCTCATTCAAAAACATAAACATCCAAAAAAAATGAAAACAAATGCACAATTATTGACACTTGTTCAATTCTTAAATGCTTCGGTTGGAGAAGGAAAGACAAAAGGTCAAAAGAAATTAGTTAAGATTGGAGAAAGAATCCAGCCTTTATTAGATGAGTTCAACGAGAAGAAAGAGGAATTAAGATTAGACAATGCTTCCGTAGATAAAGATGGAAACCTTTTACTAAACGAAAAAGGGGAGTACAACTTTAATAAGGAAGGTGTTAAAAAGTTAAATCAACAATTAAAAGATTTACTTTTATCTGAAATTGATTTTACTCCTATTCAAGTTATTAATCCCGAAGGATTATCTGACTACCCCTTCTTAGCAGGTTGGGTTAGTGGTATTGAATTTAAAAAAGTAGAAGAAATAGAACTATAATAGGATATGGCAGTAGAATTTAAGTGGATTATTGTGCAATTAGACACAAAACCCCAAGAAGAAGGATTGCAAGATGTTGTGTCATGTGTGCATTGGAGAAGAAATGCAACTGATGGGCAATACATTTCCGAATCTTATGGTGCAATGGCTTGTCAAACTCCAAGTTCAACTGATTTTACTGCCTATCCCGATTTAACTATTACACAAGTAGAATCTTGGTTAGAAGCTGGGCTTGATGTAGCTTCAATTGATTCGGCACTATTAGCTGACATTGAAACTCAAAAGAATCCACCTATTGTTGTACTTCCACTTCCGTGGGTAAATCCTGCTCAATAATGAATTTTGATGATATAGTTGTACCCTCAATCACAGGTGCTATTGGTGCTTTTGTTACTTGGTTATTTGGTCGTAAGAAGGAGAATGTAGAGGTTCAAGGAAGTGAAATTACCAATACTCAGGAGGCTATCAAAATATGGAGAGAAATGGCACAAGAAATGTCGGATAAAGTTAAGGAGTTGAGCGACAAGGTTGATGCTTTGACACAAGAAGTACATAGCTTACGCACCGAAAATTCAGACTTAAAACACAAACTTGGACTTGATGAAAATCACAAAAGTAAGTCAGTTAGGACTAAATCTAATTAAAAAATACGAAGGCTTTAAATCTAAGCCATATTTGTGCCCTTCTTCCGTGCCTACGATAGGTTTTGGAAGCACTTACTACGAAGATGGGCATAAAGTTAAACTTACCGACCCACCAATAACCGAAGAAGAAGCCACAACATTGTTGTTGGCTCTTTTGGTTTCATACGAAAAAGCAGTTGATTCTTATTGTAGAGATGACATTAGCCAACATCAATTCGATGCTTTGGTGTCATTTGCTTATAATTGTGGTACAACGGCTTTAAAAAACTCAACACTACTTAGATTAGTTAATGGAAATCCATTTAATCCTAAGATTGCTGATGAGTTTAAGAAGTGGAATCGTGGTGGAGGTAGAGTTATTCCAGGATTAGCAAAACGCAGAGAAGAAGAAGCTAAACTCTACTTCTCATAAACACAAACTCAATGAAACGAATCTTAATCTTTACACTAATCTCACTCGGTTCGTGTAAGCCACAAAAGAGTATTACTTCAATCAAAGAGGTAATCAAAACGGACACAATTCACATTACTAACAATGTAGAAATCTTTCGTGCAGTACACGATACTTTAACGATTGAGAATCCATGCGATTCTTTGCGTTTAAAGGACTTTTATTACAAATCCAACCTACCACAAGGGAAGGTAATAATTCGTTCGGTACAAGGCAAAATACAGGCTACTATTGATATTGATTCTATTAGACAATTTTATTCGGCAATATATCAAGGTCAAAAGAGTACTAATATTTTGTACACCAATAGAGATGTAATCAAATACAAAGTTCCCACTTGGGCTATCACAACAATCTTAATCGAAACTCTTATAATCGGTTTGTATTTATACTTCCGACTTATTTGGAAATAATCTAAACAATGGAAAAGAAAGGATTTAAGCAAGTAGTTCTTGAAGCTATCAGAATTACTCGTGAACTCGGAGTAAGTAAGAGAGAGGCATCAAGGAGAGCAGTAGAGGGGACTGATTATGCCTTTGAAACTATTAGTCGTTCAATGCCAAGATATGAACGAAGATTAGACAAAGAAAATGAGCATCAAGGGTTAGCAAAACATTGTGAAGAAAGAGGAATAGATATTAACGATGTTACTCTTTATTGGGATAAGACTAAGGAATATTCGGTTGCAGTTAGGTTAGATAAAGATGAATCCGATGGCTACTTAGAAGCAGTTAAAAGAATTGTAGAATCTTACAATCCTGATAAATTAAGAACTATTGAAAAAGTCAAGTTAGATTCCCCAAAAGCAATTAAGGCTACATTATCGGATATGCACATTGGGTTAAACCCTAATCCTGACAATAAATCAATATTTGCCTATGAGTACAATGAAGAAATATTCAAATCAAACATTGATAAAGTATTTAATTCTATATTAAAGGAATATGAATCTAATGGAAGGTTTGATTTGCTTGTAATTGATGACCTTGGTGATGGATTAGATGGATGGAATGGGCAAACTACTCGTGGAGGTCATAAGTTAGAGCAAAATATGACTAATGAGGAGGCTTTTAAGGTATTTGTTGAAGGTAAACTAACATTGATTGAGAATTGCATCAGGGCTGGTATAGCTAATGAGGTAACAATTAGAAATGTAGCTAATGATAATCACTCAGGGAGTTTTGCATCAATCGCCAATATGACTATCAAAATGATTCTTGATAGAACTTATGAGCAATCAGATGTCAATTTTTATATACTTAATAAGTTCATGGAACACTTCCAATATGGCGACCATACATTTATCCTAACTCATGGTAAAGATTCTCAGTATATGTTTAAAGGTTTGCCATACGAGTTAAACGATAAAGCAATATCATTTATTAATGACTATATAGACCATTATAACATTAATACAAAGTTTATACACTTGGAGAAAGGTGATTTACATAGAGTAGGGTATTCAAGGACTAAGAAGTTTGATTATCGTAATTTTATGAGTTTTGCACCTCCATCAGCTTGGGTGCAACATAACTTTGGTGATTGCTATTCAGGGTATTCAATTCAAACTATCAGCAAATTTAGTGGAGAGATTTCACACGCAGATTACTATTTTGATTTGACAAAGAAATTGTAGAAATTTGTTTTAGTTAAAACTGTTGCAGAGTTTAAAACTAAAAGATATTGGCATTGGAAAGTAAGGCTGCAACCCTGAAATCCAATGCTTTTTTTATTATGGAAAAATGGGTTAAAGTATTTGGGTTTGAAGAATTATATGAAGTTTCTAATTATGGAAACATTAGAAATTCTAAATTTATTATGAAGCAACAATTGGATAAGCATGGGTATAAATACATTTGCTTAACTAAAAACAAAATCCAGCAAAAATTTAAAGTACATAGAATTGTTTTATCTTCATTTTTGGGAGAGCAAAAAGACTTAGTTTGTAATCATAAGGATAAGAATAGGCAAAATAATAATCTCGATAATTTAGAGTGGGTATCTGTATTAGAAAATAATATTCATAAGTTTTTGAGCAAAAAAAATCATGTTGGGATAATAAGAAAAAATAATAAATGGTATTCAAGGGCTCAAATAAATAATAAAAGAATTGATTTAGGATATTTTGAAGACATAAGCGATGCAATAAAGGCAAGGGAAATCTATTTTCTAAATAATAGTATTATACCCAAATATTAATACCTTTGTAATGCGTTCATCGTGTTTCATTGGGTGTTGTGGTTTGATTAGCAAGGTCGGGGAATCTCTCCGACTTTTGCTTTTTATAAGAAAAATACCCACCAACAAAGTCAATGGGTATTCTACAATCACACTATGAAAATCAAACTAAAATCCTGGTGATGTGTAAGAGGGATTAGTTTCTCTAATCTTACTTGTTGCCACATCTATGTATAAATCGGCAGTTCTTGTGTCCCCATCTCGGTTCTTCATGAATATATACTCAATGACATTATCATAAACTACATTTGGATTACCTTCTTCTTTTGCTTTCTCGTATTTATAATAATCATCCCGATATAAACCAATAACAACCGAAGCATCCTGCTCTATCTGACCCGAGGAACGCAAATCAGATAACTTGGGTCGGTGTGATGTTCTACCTTCCGATTGTCTGTTTAATTGTGCTGCACACAAGAATGGAATATTCAATTTCTTAGCTAATTGCTGAATCTTCTTAGATACTGAACCCACAACTGCCGTTTCATCATTCGAACGAATAGAATTGTCTGTGATTAGTTGTAAATAATCAACTACCACCATATCAATATTCTTTTCTCGTACAATCTTTTGTATTAAAGTGGATAGGTAATTAATATCTCGGTTAGCACCATCGTACCATGTAATTGGTAGCTTTTCTAACTTAGTAACTGCCTCTTTCTGAATATTGTTAAATTGGTTAATGTCTATACGACCTGTTTTAATCTTTGAGTAAGGAGTAGAATCATCTAATTGCCCACTAATCATACGATATACTAATGACACCACAGGCATCTCTAATGATAAGAATAATACCTTCTTATTCATTTCCCCTGCACACCGAGAATGTTCAAGTAAGCAAATAGTTTTCCCTTGTCCTGGTCGTGCTGCAAACAAGATAACATTGCCTTTTAACCAACCACCTGTAACATTATCCAAGATATTGTATCCTGTCGGAACTCCTGATAGGCTACCATTAGTCATCACATCTCCAATGTTGTTGATTGCATCACTTAATGCAGACTTCATGTCCAATACTTCATTGGTATCAGTTTGTACTAATTCATTAGAAGTAACATTATTAATCTTATCAACAATAGTGAAATAATCCTCTCCATTGACCAATGAGTTATTTACTTCCCGACTTAGGGCTAATAAATCTCTCTTTCCCTTTAATTCTGCTAAGTATAGAATTACCTCTTGGGCATTTAATGGTGTTCTTGTGGTAGAAGCCATCATTACATCTACCCAATCATTACTTCCTTTTGATTTTAAGCGAATAATAATGTCGGATTGGGTAAATGTACCTTTTTCAGAAAATAATTCAACACAAGTCAAATAAACATTCTTTGTTGTGCCAAAATGAAACACATCGGGAGTGATAATCTTTTGGATGTCCTTTGTGTAGTTAGGGTGATTCATCAAGAGTGCCAAAACTTCTCGTTCAGCATCTAAATCGGTAAATGCAATCTTATCTTGTTTCATAGTGTGTGCTATTAATTAAAATAAATTCAACTGAAATTTATGTTCTTCTTTATATCTTAACTTTTCAATTGGCATTAATAAATCTTCATATCCATATAGTGGCTCTCCTATATATTTGTGGCAATAATGAATCTGCTGCCTTAATGTTTTATATTTAATTTTATCAGTTTGTTCATTAAGTCGATGTTTCCCATTATGACCTGTTGGTGCCCAATTATTTGATTTGTTCCTATACTCTCCCAATGCAGGATTAACTGTTTTTGTATAATAATTACTTTTGATAGACTTACAAATTGATGCAGTAAACTCAGAAATCTTACTACCTAAACCTATCCCTTGATAATCAGGCAAAACTACAATTCTACTTTCCCTAAAACTTTTTTTACAATCAGTTTTCCCAACTAAAATTCCAATAACATTTATTGCAATAGGTTTACCATTATATTCAAAAAGTAAAAATATAAATGCTTCATTTACTTCCTCGGTTAAATAGTGATGCTTTTTGAACAAGTTCCATATTTTAGGTTTGCATCTATGAACTGATAATTCAATTCTTGGCTTGCCTTGCCTAAGCCATTCACCTCTTTCGAGTGTGCCTCCTTTTTCGGGTGATAATACAAAATCAGGCATTAACCAATCAAATATGTCATAATGGCAAGAAGCAAAAATAACTTTTTTATTATGCTTTCGAATATATTTTTGAATTGCAAAACTCATTGATTTTGCTACATCTCTATTAACTACCGAAGTAAATTCATCTATTAAAACTATCTCTCCTTCCTTTGCCTTACCAATTAAATATGCAATGGTAGCACGATATTGCTCACCATTAGACAATGTGTTAAATGGTCTTAACCAAGTTGGAACGCTTGATAATCCCATTGATGTTAAAAGATGTGTTGCATCTTTAGGTTCAAGCCAATTGAAATTAGATATTAAAGAAATAGAATTATCAAATTTAACTTCATCAATTTTGCCAATTGATTTTAAAATTGAACTTTTCCCACTACCACTACCACCAAAAACAACAATTATATTCCAATCAAATGAATCTAAATTCTCCAATTGGTGATTTACATGAACACTTGTAAACTCTTTATTTTGAATATCATAAGATTCATAGATATAATTAGTATAATTGTCATTAATGATATTTGATTTATGGATAATTTGTTTCATAGCTTAAAACTTAAAAGCATTGTTGGGTCTATTAATTACTTGTTGTGATTGTTGAATGTATCCTTCATCTTCCCAAGTTCGCTGATTTAAGTAAGTAACAGGGTGCTTTCTAAACTTAATATCAGGTGTTGATTTTAAATAGTGTGGCAAGGTAATAAAGATTTTGTCAATATCTTTCTGCGATAGCTTTAAAAACTTTGCTTTTGCATCCTTTGTGCCAACTTTCTTGTTATACATTGACCAAAATTTCTCAAAGAGTTCTTCTTTTTGATTTACTTCTTTAAGAATCTCTTGTGCACTAACTTGTGGTATTTGAGGTATTTGAACCTTCTTGTCAATGTGATAAATTAATTCTAAGCCTTCTGTTCCACTTAGCTTTGTTTCATTTAATGAATCCAATAATTCCTGGTCTTTAATTGTATAGTGAAACTTGCCTAATAATTCTTGCAAGAAATCTCCGAGTGCTAATTGTTTAGTTTTCATTGTGCGATGTATTTATGAACTATAAATTTTTCTCTTTTTTTAATGTACTCTATTCTTAATTCAATAACATATTTAGCAGTTGCCAAATCTTTACATTTATGGTCGGATGTTTTTTTTTCTAAATCTGTTAAGAATTGAAAAGTGCCATCAATATACCTCCAATTAAACCATTTTTTTTCTTGTGGATAAAATCCATCATGTAATTCTAAGATTCTATATTTTCTCTTTATCATTATACCAATCTTTAAATTTTTTAATTCTAATAAACGATGCGTGTTTTTCACGATTCTTAGATAATTCTAACCTTGCAACCCAAACTTGTAATGTGTTGTGAGAGTTTGTAATTACTTGGTTGTCAAAGCATACAAAGTCAATCATTGGCTCATTGGTTTCTAAGAAATTATTAGTCCAATCAATTGCCATTTGGTAGTATTCATCTTGCTTCGATTGTTCCATTTTCTCTTTCTTTTGCTCTTTTTGCTTTTATTTGAATGTTTCTTCTAATCTTTCTTTCGGTTATGTCGTATATCTTAAAGAAGTTCACACAATTGCTTAAAAGTAAATCTTTGCCACAATCGCAATAAAAACTAAGGTTAGCTTTATTACCTGACTTTAAAAAACGATATATAAGGTTTGTTTTAGAATAATCGTAATTACAATGTGGGCACAAAAGTATATCTTTTGTTAGTGGGATTCCTCTGCTATTTGCCATAAAATTTTAGATTAGAATTATTTTTAACTCTACCAATTAACATATTAGATAAATGCGACCTTGAAACTTCATAATATTCAGATGCCAATGTTACACTTTCAAATATTCTCCCTGTAATAATATCAATAACTTTTTTATTGGGCTTATTAACTTTTTGCAACCCATTAGCAAATGAATGTTTGGCATTTTCAGATTGAGTTACCCATTCTAAATTTTCCAATCTATTATCATGTTTTATCCCATTAATGTGATTTACTTGTGGTTTATTATTTGAATTGCTTATAAAATGAATAGCTAATATTCTGTGTTGGGATACATTAATACTTTTATTGTTAATCCAAATTTGAGTACGCATATATCCATTTGAACTTTTGGTAAACTTTTTAAATTTACCTGTCTTGTTATTAAATAATCTGCCATCAGAATAAATAACATAAGTGCTATTTGGTATTTCTGCCGTTTGTTTATTTCCCATTGTCTTGTTGTTTAATTTAATATTGTAACCTTTGTTAATGTATTTGCTTTTGGCTCATCTTTTGTCCCACCAATAACTATTAACCTTTCGGTATATACTTTCTTATTGTAATAAGAAGCCAACGCAGTAATGTCTTT